AGTGTAGCCAGTATATGTTCGTCCATCAAAGGAGAATTTGAAGCCTTCATTTGAACCTTCACTAGTCACGCTTGAGAGCTTACCAGTTCGGTCAATGATTTCACGACCAATTTTCGTTGATTCGTAGTTCAACCAAACACCATCAGAGGCGATCAAGCAGTCAATATATTGACCGTACTTGTTTTTGGCTGCGTGGAATCGACGCAAATATTGACGGAGTTTGTGTTCAGTAAGAACACCAACACTGCCTTTAGTGAAACTTTTAAACTCTGGATGAACCGTGAGATCGATTTGGTTATTCGTATCACGATCATCACCCAATAGGTACTTATCGTTGTCACCTGACGCACCTGATTTTAGCCAACTGTTTACGCCAGCAAAACCAGTGAATGCACTAGTAGCATCTGACGAATCTGTCATGCTTGTATCACTACCAGCATATACAACTAACATATCATTAGCTATATTAGCCCCAACCCAAGCATCGGGATCAACTGTGGAGAAGAGTGTAACCGTTCCCTTAAGTTCATCTACACTTGAGATAAATGTAGGTACTCGCGTGGAGGCTACTCCCGAAGCTCCACCATCAGATTGGTCAGCATCAGTAGACGTAGTATCATTAGCGCGTTTTGCGAATGATGCAGTGTAAACATCAACTCGTTGACCAACATAGTATCGGTCTACAGCACCGTTTCCGGGTGTAAATGTAACTTCTCTACCACCAGTTGCAACAACACTTGCTACTTTACTTGTAATTGTACTTATTTGGTAACTGTCGTTTTGACTTAAGTACCAATAGTTACATAGAGTGTGAGCTATATTACGACCAAAACCTTCCAACTTAGGAGCAATAACTTCACCAATAAATGATGGGGTTGCTTCTGCTTGCATTTCACCAAGAGTGAACATGATGTTAGACATCATGGAACGCATACCAATACCGAGACGGAATGGCATTGCGTTTGGACCATCTAGTGGTGAGGGCCAAGTTTGTGAAAGATTTTGCGTATATAGACGTGCACCGTATTGATCGGTGTCGTCACCATAAAGAGAGACATCCCCTTTCGGTTTACCTTGTTCAAGAACACCAGCCATAGAACCCATATAAACCTTTAAGATTTTTAGGTCACGTCCGAGTGCATCAGTAGGGCCAACCCCTTGGCTTGTGGAAATAAGATCTTGCCAAATAGGGTCTAAACCGGGGAGGAAAATCTCAATATTTTTATTAATGACTTCTTCAATTCGTTCCTCGTGGAGATCAAACATGGCTCCAGTAGGAGAAAATTTTGCAGGCATCTTGAGATTCCTTTACTTTTCTAAGCTTTCGATTTTCCTCCAGAGGCACCCTCTCGGGCTCCCCTAAGTAATGTGTCGAGTGTCCAATCATGAGACTTCACAGAAAGCGCGCCCATGTCATCACCCTTTTCAAACTCAGGAGGATCAACTGGAGGTTTATTAAACAAACTATCACTATCTGTTGCTGTTTCCGGTGAACGCTGGATTTTATCCGGATCACCGATTACCGAACGAAATTTATCATACACAAATTTGGTGGCTTTACCAGCCTCTTCATCAAACCAATTTGCATTAAAGGTTTCTCCTGAGGCTCTCCTTTTCTTGAGGTTATCCATCATAGCGGATTCTACCTCTTTCATAAGGATTTGTTGTCTACTATTATCCCCTTCCTCAGAAAGAGACATTAGTTTTTTCATGTCAGTATCTTCATGAAATACTCTTCTTAAAGAGTTATCAAGATCTTTCTTCATCATCTCTGCACCCAACCGAGATTGCTTTTGTTCTATGTCTGCTATTCTTTGGTTGTCTTGTTCTTGCATCATTGCTTGTTCCTGATTATATGGTTCAGCCGGAATATTTGTTTCAGGGGCATATTGTTCTTGAGGAACGTTCTCATAATCTACTGCCTCCTGTGTTGCTTCTTTTGTCCAATTAACATACTCATCAATATCTGAGGGACTGTACCCTTCTTGAGTCATGAGAAACCTTACTGATTGTTCTCTTTGCTCTTCCGTGGATCCATGAGGACTAATTAATTGTCTTGCATTTTCATTGTACTCTCTAAGCCTTGCTGCTTCATCCCTAGTATTAATTAAATCTCTAACCGAAATCTCTTGACCATCAACCTTAACGGTTGAATCAAGATCTAAACTTGGTGGAGTGGGGGTCTCAGTAGCTTCTACTTGAGGTGTTTCTGGTGTTTCTTGTATTTCTTCGGGCATTTAAATTGCTCCTTGTTGTGGGAACGGCATTGGACCACCTTGACCCATACCCTCCATTGGTTGTTGCATCTCGGCTGCTTCCATTAGCGAAGGAACACCCTCCGGCATAACAGCTCCTGTAGACTGTATCATAAATTCTTTAAGTTTGATGAATTCGTTTTGAACTTCTGTACTTGCCACAGACATTATAGGGCTCGACATAAATGCAACCAAGACACGAAGTTGGAACTCTGGTGCAGCATTATGTGGGGTTAAAATAATTTGACCCGGATCTTGCCCGTCTCCGTAAAGAACTAAACAATTACGAACGATCATGTCATAAGCAGATTTTTCTTCTTCAATCCAAACCGCAAAGTCTAAACTCTCTTTAAGGATTAAAAGTTTAAAGGAATCAGGATCTGATATTCCTGCTTTTAACATTTCAAGTGCTTCTTGCTTTCTAGCCACCATTGAACGGGGACTAGTTTCTTTAACAGTAACAGATACATTTTTAAGGGAAGGAAGAGGATTCGTTCCTTGGAATTGGATTTGACTATTCTCTGCATCGATTATGGCTCCTGCCATTTCGAGGTTTATACTGGTAATGGGGATACTAATAGGTTTGTCTATTAGTTCTCTAACAGATCCCGCTAAGACTGCTCTATAACATCCTCGGAATGCTTGCTCTATACCTCTACTTGGATTAGTCATAGTCTTACTAATTTGTTCATCCAAGAACGACAAACCCGCAGCGGAATCCACACGACCTTTTTCTCTAATAAGATCATGAACAGGATTCAATTTTTCCATCAGATCTTTAGCAAATGCAGCCGTCTTACCCGGAATGTCTCCCGAGTTGTGGGGTGTAATACTGAAAGGTCTAAATGTTTCAACTACTGGGTCTGGTTCAAAAGGTAGAACTCTAAGACCTTTTCCTACATCTCGTAACATAGCTCTATCATTAAATTGCCCTTGGGGCATTACAAGAACACCATACTTATCTGTATCTCTTACATTATTAAAGAGAGACTTAAGCAATGTCTCCATCTCACGACCTAGACTAAAGAGAAGATCAAATAGACCTGCACCATGAAAAGTTCCGTTTTCTATAAATCTTGCAAACCCTATGGGGCAATAAACTTCCATCTCATCGAATTCTTCGTCGTGCAATATGTGTTCTCCACTAGAGACTACATACCTTGTAACCGTGTCCCCCACTCCAAAGAGCCACAGTTCTCTAATTTTAACTACTGCGGTTTGTCCTCGCTTGGCTGCACTTCCGGGATTCTGTGTTCCTCTTTCACCGTCCCAATACTTAACATCTTTGGATGAAGCATCTGTTCCTCCCGATGCACCAGATGCGTCTACCTCACCAATTTGTTGCTCCCACCACTCCATCTTATCTAGACTTCGGTTTAACTTCTTATCAAACATGTCTTCAAGAAATTGTAGAGGAACAGTTCGTTGTCTCATCATACCTCTAGCTTTAGTGTAATCTGTACCCAGAGAAGGGAAGGGATATAGTTCTCTAGGATGGATAACTTCAAGATCAGCGGTTAATCCAATAGTAGAAGAATTTATAATATGTCCCGCCATTCCACAAGAACCTAGAGAAGTAAAGATGTGTGCAAATTGAGTTTTAACTTTGTCTAAATGATCGTCTGGTACTACGTGATCCATAATAATCTGACCTATAGATCTCTCTCGAACACTATTGAGGGAGATACCCTTACGGAAAACTTTAGGTCTTAGATCTAAAGCTGCTAATCTACCAGAAACCTTATCAATTGCTGATAACATCTCTTGAGATTGAAACTCCATGTTCCCGTCTTCATCTAAGTAGTGGGGGGATAACGCCCCACTATCAGGATCAAATACGTCAAATCGCCTAGCCCCATTTAGATAATGCCAAGCAAGCAACCACATAATACGACGATAAGATAAACGCGAATCTTCTCGGTCTGCATGTTCGTCAATTACTCTTGCTAGGTCTCTCGGATTTTTCGGTAGTTTTACCGTGTCTAGTGCCACGTTCTTTAGCCTTTATTTTTTCTGCTGCAATTCCCCTTGGGATAAACCCCGGAGGCATCTCTGTTCCTATTGTAGTCTCTTTTAGATTTGATATTTCTGGTATCACCTCAGTATGTGAATTTTCGGGTGTAAATTGATATTGTGGATCCCCATCACGAGGTCCAGTACCATAGTAACATCTCATTAGTTTATCGAAAAATGCTAAGGGAACAACAACCGAATTCTTATGTTCATATTCTTGATGGGTTTCCGGAATCATTATCTACGCTCCTATCTAAAATGTCTTGTATATCAGCAACAGATGTTTTATTAAAATCAATTCCATAAGCCAAAGGGGTTCCTCTCTCCTCATCTACAACTTCTCCCTCTTTTAACCTTTCCAGGGGTGTTTTATTGGGATGGTCAACATTAATAATTCTTGATAATCTTCCTTTTATAACGAATTGAGACATACATACACAATCGAGTTCATCATCGTGCTGTAGACCCCCATCCCGTGCATCAGGATTAAACTGTTCTATTTGATCTTTTAGCCTACGAAATGAGGATTCATTTTTCCACAACGGTATTTTTATCTTATCATGCTCGAACCGCAGCGAGAGTGACGCTATCTTAGTAGTTTTTTCTATCATCCCCGGATTGAGTTTCTTGATTCCGGGAAGATGGGAGATGCCCATCATGTCCCTCGCACGGGTTTTAACTAGAGAATCCAACGTATTATAGAGCCCCAATCCCTGTTTAATGGCTTCGGGGTGGATAGTGGGTGTTCTCCAATAATCCGCAAGTTGCATGGTTTGCTTTACCAATTCGTCCTCACGACATTGAGCACTCCATATATCTAATACAAATAATTCATTCTCAGAGTTAATTCCCATAACACATGCAACCTTAAAGTCTGAATCTGCTGTGGCTGTATATGAAGTATCTACTGTCATAAACAACCTATTCAATCTTAAGAATTCACACATCCTCTTCCTCACTATATTGTCCCCCGAGAACCAACATATAAGGGTATTACTAGAGTAAGGATCTTCTTGCAGCATGTTATCCACGTTTTCGTACCACCACCCATGTCTCTCCTTGGAGAGTGGGGGAAAGTATGTACCTTCCCCCTCACCAGGTCTCGCCATATATTCTGCAAGGAAATTAGGAGTACCGATGATCTCTCGAATCTCTTCGAGGGACACTCTATCTTTTAACCTAGGATCTGCATTTTTAATTTTTCGTGTGGCGGGCCACATGTCGGGCCAACAAGAAACAACTGTTCCATCCTCTTCTTCGTATGCTGCTCGAACGATCATTCGTGACCACAAATTGAAACGAGGATCTGATGCTACCTGTTCACCCAATTTGTTTTTTTCTGTTTGCAGCGCGTGCCATGCATAGTGACGACGAGATACGAATGTTGCTAACCAATCGACACCACATCCCGAACGCATGACCATGGGAAGAACCACCTTAAACAAGAGGTCATCCATGTATTGACGAATAAGGTTCATGGAGGTTGATGCCTTTGGGTCATACTCTGGGTCATCAAGTACATACCTTCGAGGACGACCACCCCGTTGTCTGGACTCTGCTGAGATAGCTCGAATCCAACTACCATTTCTTAGTTGCATCATCTCGGTTCCGAATGGTGCTTCACCTCTTTTTGGAACTAATCTGTTGTCTGGGAACTCGGGATTCCAATCATCCTGAATTCTTTGGTTATGTTGGAACTGATCCTTGAGTGCTTGACCCGTACCTCGTGCATTATCATTCGTAGATGTTGCGTAAAGGATTGAATACATGGGACGGGTTATCATTCTCAACAAACAAGCCTTTCGAACAAGATAAGACTTAGCAGAACCTCGTGGTGCAATGCAAATGTTACGGGGCGAGGAAGCCCACTGTTTTAATATGTCATAATGAAACACGGGAGTTTCTAGAGGATCATCATCATAAAAGAGAGGATTAAAATCTATAGCCTCGTCTGCGTGTAGATAGTAAAGATCGAAGAATCTTAAACCTGCAGCAAATGCTTCTGATATCTCCTTTGAAGATTTATCTTTTGTTGTCCACAATCGACAAGCATTTATCCTTGCCTTCCTTTGTCCTTCAACCGATAGTTCTGGATAATCGGAAGGTAAAGGATAAAAAGGATTATTATCTTGTGTGATCCATGTCATTAAGAATCCTTATCTGTTGACATCTTAATGAACGCAAGAGAGGCCCCCACTCTAGATAGGGAGACCGCTAGTAATTGTATGTCTGTACCACAATAAGATTCTCGTTCTAGTTCTTGAAGTACAGGAACGAGATATTCATGTAGTTGTTTCTTCTTGTTGAAAAGGCACCCAAAGACTTCCGTGTATAAGTTTTCAAAACCCCCCGACCACTTTTCTACATCATAGATTCCCAAGTCCCGAATGGCTGGTGCTGATACTTGGATCATTTCCATCATTGTCATCATCTGAAGAAGGTAGACTGCATTTGATGCTGTTGGACTTAGAGGTATTTTTTTTTCTGCCTTTTCTACCTTTTCTACCTTTTTTACTGCCTTCTTTTTTGTCTTCTTTTTCGCCACCGTGGGCCGGGAGGATTTCGTGTTTTCTTTCGACTTGATCTTGGATTTGGCCATTTTGACTCCTAAGGTTAGTTAACAGTGTTGAAGATGACATTGTACGACTTACGTTCGTATCTGGCAATGTCTCTGTTTGTTTAACTGTTCCTATCATGCCGTTTGATAGTACCAGCTCTTTCAATAAACTCCTGAAGTGACGCAACGCTGGGAGACTAACTTTAGGATCGGGATCTCTCGTGTGTTGAATCACCATAGTGATTTCCTCCATGATATCAAAGTTTGATGCTTTGATAGCCGAAGCAGCACCATCTAATCCATAAAAAGAAGTTACTACTTCTTCGGAACTAACTTTCTGTATCTTCCCCAGTGTCGGGTTCTTCGTCAAATTCTTCTTCATATAAGTCCAGTATACTCTTTGATTGTAGTGTTACATCATTAAACACACGAATTGATCTCTTGGTGTACTCGTTTTGAAACTCTACTGCCATTTCTCCTATGCCAGCTCTAGCCATTCTCTCGGCTGCAATTCGAGCAGCAGACTTAGTTTCCGTTGTTAAAGAAAGTCCCCCTAATGCTTTACACGCAAGTAACTCACATAGAAGAGGTTCGAGATTCTTTGTTACATAATCAACCGCTAACTTAGAAGGTCTCTTCTTTCCGTTTGCTATAGAGAGACAACCCGACACATAAAAGTCTGGTTCCCCCACTCTAGTGATTGCTTTAAGTGCAAGTTGGAACGAGTTCATCTCAACAAAGGAAGTCTTGCCTATTTCTATGATTGGAACTTGAAGAGCCCTACAAAAAGCTCTGAAGGCTTTCTTGGTAATATCAGGACCCATCTCCTTGATGTACCACTCCTCAGATAATAGTTTTATCCCTGACCCAAACCCTATGTAAAACTGTTCACTCATCTTGCGAATGTAGGACCGTAGCCCCCTCCCGATACACCAAAGGTTGAGGTTCTGGAATATTCTTCAGGAGTAAGTTGACGACCACCTATTGCTTGTGATGCTGCAATAAACGGATCTCCAATAAGTACTTGAGCCACATCTTTAACTCCTCCTGCAAGATGTTTAGGTAAATAAGGATTCACTCCACCAAGTAGGGTATCAAGGTTATAGTTTTCTATTCCCCCGACCATAGCACTAGCCGCACCTCCGAAAGCACCTCCCAAGTCTGCACCTTCCCAAGCTTCTTTATTTATCGCATCACTCCAGTCCCAAGCGTTATCTTTATGGGAACCTAAAAGCATTGCTAAGGATGCTAACGCCCCACCTTTTACGGCTCCCGGATTAGCATTGATTGCTTGTCTTATTGCTTTAACATCAGGAGTCCTAACAAATCCTCTTCTTGTTCCACCCCTCGGTTTTACTTCTTGTGCAGACAATATAGTACGATAGCGATCAGCACTGTCTTTCCCTACTTGAATTTGGAAGGTTCGTTTCCCGTCTTTGCTTTTTATAGTGACAGAACCTTCGTAATTGTGAGGTAAGTTCCTAAGTTCCATTTGCTTCTTAGCCGCAGTTCTTATGTCCTCATTTGAATTAAACCCTAACTCTTTTCGAAGATCTTCCAACCGAGCCATATCGTATCCAGTAGCGGGTGTATTAAGAATCCTCTTTTCCCCTATTACTTCTGGTGGTGCCATAGTAGGAGGTTTACCTGTATCTGCTTGTGTTCCAGAAATTTTAAGGTCGGGCTGTTCTGCTCGTGCTTTCTTTCGTGCTTCTTCTCCACCCATACCTTCCCGCATTATTTTCTTTCGTTTCTCTGCTTCAGGATCCCAATCAGGAGGAGGTTCATTAGTGATTCCTTTTATGTTTCCCCGTAAAGATTCTGCTTCTTTGAACATTGACTCCATCAACTTATACATTTCCATTCTTTGTTCGGGAGTCATAGAGGGTCGAGATTTACTGGCTGGACCAAATGCTTTTTCTAGTTCTGCTCTATAATCTATTGGTTTGATAATGCTTTTTCTTTTAATATTTTCTTCGTGTCTTCGCTGTTGTGCAATTTGCTCAGGAGTAAACTCAGGAACAGGAGCGTCTCCACCCGAAACTGATATAGGTCCTCCATACCCAACAGGACGAGGCACTCCCTTTTCCATTACTACAGGTCCTGGTTTACCTTTTGGACTTCCGAATTTTTTCCTCATCCTATTGATATATGCTCCTGCTCCTCCTCCTAAAAGCATCTCTTGCCAAGGTATTTCCGCTGTTTGCATAGAATCACCCATTAACCCTGCCTCCTGCCAAGGGAATCTTCTATCGGGGTTCTGAGTTCCCCTTTGCATCTCTTCCCTTTTCCTTTGCCAATTATATTTTGGTTCCTCAATCCCTCTTCCACCACCACCATCTCTTATTGCATCGTCTCTAAGGAAATCCTCAGGTGACTGTCCCATAGGAATATTTAGATTTTGAGCACCCAGTTGTTCTAATAAATTATTCCGAATCTGAGTTTGTTCTCGCATTTTCCTCTCCATATCTGTCCAGATATCATCATGTTCGGGTAAAGGACTTTGTGTTTCTGTGAATGCACCACTACCTTCGGGATAGTCTGGATGGGGTGCAAATTGACGAGCCCCATAATCCTCACTTGTTTTATCTCTCGGTAGAGGGTCTTGTCCTGCAGGTGATAAGAAGTTGTTACTTAACCAATGACGAAGATCATCCTCGGTCTGCACGTTACCAAGTCGATCAAAGTCTATATTGCTTTGTGGCTTAGGATTGCGGGGGTTGCTGTCTTGCACCATTGCCATTGCTTGGTTATCTGCTGCTTGTTGCCCTTGTGCATATCTTGCTGATGCAGCTTGTACTTGTGATGCATAAGTTTGAGGAGTCACCTGTAACATGTTCATTGTATTTGTGGTAGACTGTGCTGTAGTGGTAGGTGTCGAAGTCGGAACCGTAATCGCTTTTGGTTTGTAACTTGAAGGGTCTGCGGGGTGTGCCCCCGGATGTGCCTCGCTCCATCGTTTCATAAAATCGTCAAACCACGCATTCCACTGAGGTCCCCTACCGGGTTGATTCAAACCTCGATTGTATCTCTTAGGTCCACCCGCCCAGTACTTCGCAGCAAAAGCATCCTCGGCACTCGAAACATCGATATGCGTTCGATTTCGTTCTTCCATGCCAATACCTAATTCAGGTGCTCCTTCTTTGGTGGGATCTTTTCGGGCCCCAAATTGGAGAGCATCTTTCAGGTTTTGGTCATAGGCAGGTACGTCACCCATAATGTAAAGGATACAGTAATGTCTGTTGGAACTCAAGACAGACCACTAACTTCTGCAGAGCCCATGAAAATTGCAGATGCACTGTTGAGAGGAGTATTTAGAACTCCCTCTGGAAAGTGTGGTCTATGGGCATTTAGAGGAGACTTCTACCAATGGTACGGGGACCGTTGGGAGCGAAGAGAAATAGAATGGTTGGAAGATCTTTGTTGGAAAGAACTAGAAGACTCGTACTATCAAGAGATAGGTAATGATGGGTTACCTCGGGTTAGAAGGATAGCACCCAACAAGCAGAAGATCGACAACATCGTTAGGGGGCTGGCTGCTAGAATTAGGATCCCCCACTCTAACATCCCTATATGGTTGAACGATCCTAGTAAGGATGCGGGTAGTGTGATCGCGTTTCAGGATGTACTGGTGGATGCGAAGACGGGAGACATCGTGGAGAGAACCGAGGATTGGTTTGATCCGGTAGTTATTCCCGTGGATTACAATCCTGCTGCCGAATGTCCTCGTTGGATGAAGTGCCTGGAAGAGTGGG